CGGCTTTGCCGGTCCACACCCAGTATTGGCTGGTGTGTTGCGCACCTGTAGTCGCGACGGTGACATCGGGCAGGGCGCTCATCTCAATGGTGCCGATAGTCGTGCCGCCGACTTCCTGCACCGTGCCTTGGAACAGGTTCAGGCTGCTAATCCAGCCCTTGATCGAGTCAACGTCGAACAGGGTTAGCCACGCGCTGCCCGTCCATACCTTGAGCTGCTCGTGATCTTTTTCGGTCACGGTCACCAAGTCACCAGCCATGGCGCCAGGCGGCGGGTCAGCTAATGACCGCTGCGCTTTCAGCCAAATCTGTGGGTCAACGAAGCGCCAGCCACCTGTTGCTGACGCACCCGTTAGCGAAATCACCGTGATGGTGGTAACGCCTGTCATCCCAGGCCAGGACAAGCTGGCAGCAGGCAGAGATAGCGTGTCGCCGATGGCGTAGCCGGTTCCTGGTGCAGTGACCGTGGCGGTAATTGACCCGTCAGCGTTAGCCAGCAGGTTCAGAACAGCACCAGTACCACCGTTGACATCAAACGGCTTGCCAAGGTCAGAAGTGCCAGCAGCAGCCGTGATCACTGCTGCATCCGCCGCTGGTTCGACAACATCAACCGCAGCAACACCGCCGGTGGCAGTACCTGTCGCGTCCCAGACCGCAATGCGGTCCATCGGCTGACCGTTTAGATCAAGCTTGACCAGATAGGGCTGCCCAGCCAGTGGTCGCTTGGTGGGGTCAGGGTCTGTAGGCGAGGGCAGGTTGCCGACTCGCGCTGCAAACTTCACCCCGGCGTTTGCTTGTAGCTGCTGCAGCGTTACCGCGTCGTCCTGCGCGATAGCGTCTGCGACGCTCATCAACCGCTGATTGTCCGCATTGAGGCCAAAACGGACGTGAAACGGCTGGCCAGTCATCGCTCAGGGGAACGGCGGGCACATCCCCTAACCGCTCCCCTAAGTCTAAGTAGCGGTATCAGATCAACATCTGACGGCCGCGCAGCGTTGTTAGCGCTGTATCGCTATTCACCTCAAGCTGGAGCTGGTTAGCACCGCTAACGCTGGCGCGGAAGGTGAGGTTTGGCGGGTTGGTGCCGATCTGAATTTCGTAGACCACCGAGTAGCCGGTGTCTGCTGCCAAACCCTTGGATGCTGCGACCTCGATAAAGACCGTGCCGTTGGGTGAGGCGGCCCAGAGATCCACGACCATGGCATCCCCGTCTGGGTCGAAGGCCACAGGCGTCCAGGCATTGGCGGGCAATGGCTGGTCGTTTTGCAGGATCGGCTGGAGCGTGCCAGTACCACCGCCGCCGCCTGCGATACCCGCGCTGGGGGCGCCCATGCCGAAGAAGCGGCCACCGCCGCTGCCGCCACTGTTGAAGCGGCGGGTAGCAGCGTCGAGGTTGTTAGCGCCGGGCATCATGTCGTTGCCCATGCCCCAACCCATGCCGCTCTTCTGGTAGAGCTTCCAGGCGCGGGTATCAATGGCAATATCGCCGGGCTTGCCTTGGGCAGGATCAGGCGGGCCGGCCGTCAGGAAGATCTCAGCGCCATCTTTGCCAGGGGTGCCCTTAGGACCAGGCACACCTTGAACGCCGGTGGCACCAACAGGGCCGACCACGTTGCCGACGTTGATAACCCGATCATCACTGAGCAACAGGATTAGCTGCCCGCGCTCGTTGACCTGGGCAAAGGTAATTTCAGCCATCGGTCTTGGCGGTGCGCTTGCGGGTGGTGGCTTCAGGCTCTTGCTTAGCAGCAGCAGCAGCTTGCTCTTCTAGCGATGCGTGCTTCAGGCGGTACGCCTCCCAGTCCACTTCTGAAGTGACGTTCACAGGCCAGGACGACATGACTCTGAGCAGCGGTATGTCCGCAGTCTATTTCCGCCTGCGGTAGGGGTTCCGAACAATCTCCTGTAGCGCTTCCTCTGGCGTCAAGATTTTCTTTGATCCGCCCGTACCTTTGATCATTTCACTGAAGCGCTTGGCGTTCTCCTTGCCCATTACCGCTGCCCTTGTTTCATTGTTGGCACGAGCTAGGAACCCCGCCATCGTCATGGCCTGGCCATCCTTTGGTGCTGCCTCACGCGCCACCTTGTAGAACTTCTGACCGTTCACCTTTACCTTGGCTTTGTAGACACGGCCTGTCTTGGGCTTGTCTTTGGTGATCTCGACATAGCTGCGATCACCTTCTTGCGTCAGGCTTTCACCCGTTCGCCGCAGCTCTAACTCTGTCCCCGTAATTGGCAGCACACGGCAACGGCAATTTGGATGGATGGGAGTGCGAGGTAGCCGGCTGCGATCTTTGACCTCCTTGCCGCTCCACGGGGCGCACTGCATGCACACCCGGTAGTCGAAGGTTGAATCAAACACCCACATCTGGATGATGCCAGCATCCTGTGAATCCCAGAATTCTTCATGAGCGCGCTGGCTCATGTCCATCACAGCCGTTCTGGCAATGGCCCGGTTGCGCACCACTGCCTGCTGCCCCATGCCAGGCAATCGGTTGGCGATCTCCTCGTTGGTTTCTCCAAGCAAGAAACCCTGCTTCACGGTGCGGTCGATCTGCTTCAGGTTGTCCCTGATCCAAACGCTCAACCCTTCATCTGGCAGGAAAATCTCCTCCAGGCTTTTGCCCAACACCTCAGTCTTCTGCGTGATGGCCACCAGTTGAGTACGGGTGAACTGCACTGAGGCGATCTGCTCACGGCCATTGAAGCCAGGCGATAGCTGCAATGTCACGCCATCACGCGGGATGCTCGCCACTATCTCCTGCTCAGGGTTGTTGCGTGTGGCAATGCGCAGCCAATCCTGAGCCCATTGCACCTGCCTGAGCACTTCACCATCAAGGCCCTGTTTCAGCTCTCTGTAAAAGGCGTAATTCGGGCCGGCGAACATGCTGGCCAGTTGAAGGCGCAGCTGTTTGTACCGGATCTCACGCTCCAACTGCCCTGGTGGCATGGTGCGCAGGGTTTCACGGATGCTCTTAAAGATCATCGCCAACTCTGGCGTGACCTTGGACGCCAGATCGCGGGATAGGTTTTCAAGCCTTAACGCATTACGTATGGCCGCGAAGGCTTGATCCTCAATCATCAGCCCTTAGGCGCTGGCTTGACAGGAGCATTGGCTGCCGCAATCTGCGCCTCGCCCTCCATTCGCGCCAAGTCCTGCTCCATCGACTGGAGCTGTTCCGCCTCAGCGTTGGCCATCACCTCCTCCACATCCATGTCGTCAGACAGGATCTCCCCACGCTTCAGCAGCTCCAGGGCGGTTTGCTGGTCGATGAGCCCACTGGTGAAGATCGTGTTGATCGCCGTGATGCCCTGGCCCTCTAGCGGTTCGGTCTGATAATCCCGATCAATCGCCACCGTTGGTGCCTGCACGCCGGCATAGGACGAGGCAATATCCAATGCCTGCTGCAGCGTCTTCTCTAGATCCTTGCTGATCACCGCCAACATGCTGTTGGCATCAAGGCGATCCAGGCTCTTGGCTAAACCCGATTCAGCTTGGTTCTTCTGCTGCGTCAGCACTGCAAGGCCCAGCGTCTTCATCTCATCAATCAACGCATCCAGCTCCACCCGCTGTGCATCAAATGCACTGCTAGCAGGCTCGACATACTTGGCATCACCATCTGGTGGCATTACCAGCGCATTGTTAACACTCAGGCCAACAGGATCAGTCTGATCGTCCCATCCTTTGAGTATCAGCAGGGGCTGCGCTGCAACGTGAAGCGCCTGGATCAGGTCAGCGTGCCGCTGGTAATGCGTCAGGTTCAGCTGCGCAATCTCACCCATCGGCGGCTTGCTAAACAGCGTTCCCAGTTTGCCCGCATACGTTGTCACCAGCGGGATTTCACCCACGCTGATCGGACCGTCCTCGATCATGATCCAGGTAACAGGCCCATCTTCCTGTCGCTCCCATACTTCCCAATGATCAGGCTCCATTACCCTGACCCGCTGCTTATATTCGTTGCCAAACCTGCCTTTAGGCACACTGACAACTTCCTTCATTCGTACCTGTTGCAGCTTGCCTAGATCCTTCCGTGGATCCTGCCGCCAGCCGATAATCGACCACGGATCAACCTCGACAAAGTAAGGCTTCAGGTCGGCCTGGTACTGATCACGCAGGGTTTTGATCTGCCTGCTATCAGGGAAATCGACTAGCCATGAACAGTGACCGTAGGCAACGCTGAGGTATAGCTGATTGCGGATGAACTCATCAAGATCCGTACCCTGCCGATCACAGTCGCCACGCCATTCATCCCAGTACCCTTCATCCCCACCGTCTAATACCACTGGCTTGCGCAGGATCAGACCAACAGCCGTGCGTACTACACGCTGAAAGTATGGGCTAAACACCGAACGGCTTACCCGACCCTGCCAGCTAGCGTCTAGTTCCATTGGTTGCTGCGGGAGATACCGCGAAGCGTTTTGCCTTAGGTAAGACGTGCCTTCAAGACAAGCGCGGACTGGTTCCCACGCCATGACCTGCTGGTAGTAAGCAGGATCCGGAATGCTTGGATTGTCCTGATCATCAAAATCGGTCAGGCTTACCGACTGCCACTCCCACTGATCGCGGGTGCCAACAGGGGGAGAGGTCAGCGGGTTATAAGCGACCATCTCGCCTAGCTGTCACTACGTTCCTTGCAGTCTAAAGCTGCCTAGTCGTCTGACTCCTGCTGTGACTGCCAGTACAACTCCTCCCTGGCAATCTGCAGGCTCTCAAACCGTGCAGCTTCCTGTTCGGCTTTAATGTCCGCCTTAGATCGAAACTGCCCCCACTGATCGCGGGGGCGTTGCTTACGTGGAGGTTTCCAGTTCACTTACGCTTCTTCGTGCCGTTACTGCGCTTTCCGAGCGTGCCTTTGCTGGCCATGTAATCAATAGCTCGCTTTGCAGTCGCTTCTGACTTTCTAGCTTTTTTGCCTGTCCCCACCAAGCCACGCTCTAAGTTGCGCTCTGCACGGGTGGTGGGATTATTGCCCTTGCCCTTGAGCCTTCTGCCTTCACTAAGGCGCGCCATTGCGTTACTCGTTGATACGACAGACGCTTTAGTGCGTCGCTGTGGGCCATCCATGCCGCGTGGCGATGACGCACGGCCAGACCGAGCAGGCGCTGCAGTTTTAGCAGCTGCTTTTTTAGGCGCTGCTTTTTTTGACGGCGAAGAAGCCCCCGTGCTGCCGCCGGTGCTAGCAAAGCGCCCGTTGCTGTCGCGCTTATACGTGCGGGCCTTTCCGCCACCGCCTCCACCCTTGCGGCCACCACTTTTGCTCTTAGATGACCGTGCCATGACTAGGGGGAGAAGATCATGAGACCATGTTACCGATAGGCATGGATCAGGACACGCGGAACCCGCTGTTCCCCGTGCGCCACTGCCTGATCGCCGCCAGTCTGTAGACGGCATAACCAGCTGCATCACCAGCGTGGCTGAGGTCATCCATCCCCACACCACCTTTGACTGGCTTGCCTTTGTCGTCGTAACTGTGTTGCTCCAGCGTGCGCCGTAGGTGCTTGCAACCGTTGCCTACCTTTAGCCGCCCTTGGCCAATGCACATGTTGACCGCATTGATTCGGTCTTGGATCAGCGGGTTGGACTGTTGGGCGATGACATGGTGACCAGCCTTCTTGAGAATGCCTAGATCTGACTCCTGGGCTGCTGCCGTGCTGCGCTGCTTTGAGGCTGCATCAGGGATCAGAGTCAGCTGCCCACGCTTGAAGTGTTCGGGGTACAGCTCCTTGAGACCCTCGGCAATCTGCTGCGTGTCGCGGTAGACGGCCTCAGCGAAAAAGTGGAACTCGTCACCACGACGCAGACAGTGCTGCGTCACTGAATTGCCTACGTTGATGTCAATGCCTACAAAGATGGTGTCATTGTCTGTGGGCACCGCATCGGTGTAATGCAGGCTGCGATCGAAGTCAGGGTATAGAGCACAGCTGGCCAGGTTTACGAAATGGCCTTCAAGGTAGCTCTGAATGAGAGGCCCGCTGTAATTACGCTTCAGGCTTTCAATAAACTCAGTCGGCAGATTCGGGTTGTCCATCGTGCGGACACGAATCAACCGCTTATCAGGGCCAGGGTTCTCCTTGAAAGTCCTGAACGCCCAGGCAAAACCTTCAGGTGTCGAGGCAACTGCTAACTGTTGCGTGCCACCTGTACGCAAGCGGGCCAGCATCATCTCACTAGCCTTCTGCGCGGTTTCTACTGGGGAAGTATCACATTCATCCCAGCACGCCCATGCAAGGTTCTGACCACGGATCTTCTGGTAGTTCTCCGCAGATTGACACAGGATTTTGCAGGTGCCGTTGGGCAGGCGGAGGAGGTACTCAGGCTGTGGGCTGACCCTGAACTCATAGTCGATCTCCCAACGCTCTAAAGCCTCATCCATCGCTGGGATGAAGACAGTACGGAGCATGGGGAACGATGGTTCACACACCATGCCAGTGGTGTTGCCATTGCCTGGTGCCATGGCCAGGAACAGGCACTTGGCTGTCAGCGCAAAGGATTTGCCACTGCCGAATCCACCGATGTAAGCGAGGATCCGATGCTTTTCATCGAGGACGAACTCCCGTTGTGCAGGGAGCAGATCAGCAAGGATCCTGGCTTTTAGCTCCTCAACCGTGCCTTCTGGTGGAGTTTCTACAGGCAGGGGCTTGTCGAGGATGCCACCACCAGGACAGCGATCAAGCAGGGTCATAGGCCGCGGCTGCTTCGCGTTCGTTCGCTATGCGTAGTTGTCTTTCCTTCTCTTCCGTTAAATGGTGGCTAGTCACGAAACAGCAGTTAGTAATACCGTGTTCTGTCAGGCAGACGCGGATCAGCTCGTTATCGAGAACGTCTACCTGCA